CACCCCAATATATCCGTAGCTCGCATAAAATTTCCCCATTTTTTGAAGTCACTTAAAATAACGACAAATCAGCCACGTATTCATCACACGCCCCGCTTGCACAAACAACCCAACCTGTTTAGAATCGCCAAAGACACTCAGGATATATACGATGCATAGTGCGATTTATGCGGATACGTTACTGAGGTCGGTAGCCCTGTCTGTGGCGAGGAACGAAGTAGGTGCGAAACGTCCACTTGCTGAAATAATCGCGTCAGAGGGCATAACCGCCGCAGAATACGACCAAATAAGCAAAAATCCTCTGTTTAAGCGGTACTACACACAGTATTGCAAGGACTTGCAGGACAATGGGTTCAGTTTCGAGGCTAAATCGAAGGTTTTGGCCGAAGATTTGCTGCCTATAGCGTATGCTATGGCGAGAGACCCTGATGTACCTGCTCCTGTGCGGGCTAAAATGATCGAAAACATCGTAGATTGGGGTAATTTGAAGCCAAAACAGGGACAACTTGCAGTAACCACAGGCTCCGGCTTCAGTATTGCGATAAATTTCCCCGATTCGGTGCCAAAAGCGGACATTAAGGACATAATCGACGCAGAAGATGCAGAAATTATCGAAGAAGACCCCGTATTGCCCGAAAATGTACTACTTATAGATCAAAAAGCGCATGAAAGTGTCGAAAATGAGCCAAAAAACGACCAAAAAAGTGCTGTTATGGCGGCTTTAGAGTCCATTTTTGACGAGCCAGAAGACTACGCTGGCGAAGATATTGATGTGTAAAGGGCCCTAAAATGAGCGATAATCACGTCGATTACAACCCACCACCCTCACTAGTACCGTTTCTTACGTGTGAGTCTTTCATAAGCCTTATATCTGGGCCGGTTGGGTCGGGTAAGTCGTCTGCTGCGATGATTAAAATTGCCTATCACGCCAAACAAATGCGACCGGGCAAGGATGGTGTGAGACGCAGTCGGGCGGTAATTGTGAGGAACACGAACCAGATGTTAACGGACGCGACAATACCCACGTTCATGACATGGTTCCCAGAGGGTGTGGCGGGATCGTTTGCACGTACCAACAAGGTGTTTACACTTAAGTTCGACGACGTAGAGTGCGAGGTGCTCTTTAGAGGGCTTGATGATGCCAACGACGTCCGTCGATTACTGTCGCTTGAGTGTTCGTTTGGTATTTTAGACGAATATAGAGAGATACATCCAGACATTTTTAACGCATTGCAGGGTCGTGTTGGGCGATTCCCTTCGGTAGCTAAAGGAGGCTGTGTAACAGACGATGGTACGCCAAATGCGCACATATGGGGCGCTACGAACGCGCCGGACTCAGATACGTTCTGGGAGCAGTACATGTCAGAGCCTCCAGAGACAGCGAAGATCTACATGCAACCTGACGCTCTCAGCGACGACGCCGACTGGAAACACAACCTCATCGAAGGATACTACGAGAAACTAGCCGAGGGTAAGACCGAGGACTGGGTCGACGTTTACATTCGTAACAAATTCGGGCGGTCATTGGCAGGTACTCCGGTGTACGAGCGCGACTTCGTTGAGGATTTTCACGTTGCAAAACAAGAACTTACGCCGGTTCCACTACCAGAATACCCCATCATTGTCGGTATCGACTTTGGTCGTACGCCGTGCGCTATCTTTAAGCAGCGAGACCCACGTGGGCGGGTACTGACACTTTCAGAGATCACATCGGAGAATATGGGGATAGAAACGTTCATACGGACGATGCTAAACCCACATGTAGCCAACCACTACGCTGGATATGAGCTTGTTTGTGCGCCGGACCCCGCTGGGTTTATGAAGCAGCAGCTAAATGAGATGACGCTAGTAGATGCACTGCGTGCGGCAGGGTACCAGTGTGTGAAGCCGCCATCGAACAAGCCAGAGTATCGCATAAACGCAGTTAGTCGCTTACTGAGTCAACAGTTAGATGGTGAGGCGATGTACCTCGTAGATCCGCGCTGCACGATGCTCATTCGTGGCTTTCGGCACGGTTATAGGTACAAAAAGAAGCGCAGTGGTGAGCTAGAGGATAAGCCGGATAAGAACGAGTATTCGCACATCCACGACGCCAATCAGTACGCGGACAGCATCCTAGATATGCAGTTCAGAGGGTCTGTCACATCACAAACAAGAAAAGAAATCAAGAAGGTACGATACGTATATGCTTGATAAAACACCCACGTCTGATAAAATTGGCACACACCTGCATGCGGAGTAAGACCCTATGGCTATGGCATTGATTCCCGTAGCTAGCGCCAAAGACCTAGAAGATCAGGCCAAAAAGCGCAGCGATGAGTTGCAACAACAGACGTATATTCAAGGACTTGCGGCGCATGCACGTAGACGCTGGGAGCTTGCTAAGAACTCCAAACAAGACTTAGAAGAGCGCATGCTGTCATGTGTTCGTCAGCGTAACGGCGAGTATGACCCGGACATTTTACAGGACATCCGTGAACAAGGCGGGTCCGACATCTTCGTCCAGCTGACCTCCGTTAAGTGCCGTGCGGCCACATCTTGGCTACGTGACACGCTTCTTGGTACTGGTATGGATAAGCCTTGGGCGATCGAGCCTAGCCCCGTACCGGACTTACCAGAAGAAGTTAAGCAATCCCTTCAAGCCCAGTTGTCGCAAGAGATCATGCAGGTCGTGCAGAATTCTGGTGCCATGCCGTCTGAAGAAGACCTACGCCAGATAGCGCTGTCTATGAAAGACGAAGCTATGGAGCTTATGAAAGAAGAAGCTGCCGAGCGCGTAGACCGCATGGAGATGAAGATGGAAGACCAGCTGCTTGAGGGTGGCTGGTACAAAGCGTTTAACGAGTTCATCGAGGACATCGTTACGTTCCCGTTCGCAGTACTGAAAGGGCCGATCAAACGTCGCCGCAAGGTAATGCAGTGGAACCAAGGCAAGTTAGAGCCCACCGAGGTTATTCGCAACGAGTGGGAGCGAGTAGATCCGTTCAACCTATACTGGGCCCCTTGGGCTTGGGATGTTAATGACGGGTTTGTTATAGAACGGCATCGCATGACTGCGGACGACTTACAAGCGCTGTTGGGCGTACCCGGCTACAATGATGATGCTATACGTTCGGTATTGGCTGACTTCAATGGTGGCACGCTGGGCGAATGGTTGTGGGTGGATTCATCTAAAGCAGAGGCAGAAGGCAAATACCTGCCAGACGCTGTACACACGGATGATCTCATCGACGCACTACAACTTTGGGATTCCATATCTGGCAAGGATTTGCTGGAGTGGGGTGTTCCAGAGGAAGAAATTGCTGACCCATCGTTGAACTACCCATGTGAGGTGTGGTTGATCGGTAATACAGTGATACGTGCGGTACTGAACTATGACCCACTGGGACGTAAGCCCTACTACCTGACATCGTACGAAGCCAAACCCGGCTCGGTGGACGGTAAAGGCGTTGCTGACCTATGCCGTGACTCGCAAGCGATGGTTAACGCGACTGCTCGCGCAATGGCAAATAACATGGGCATTTCATCTGGCCCACAAGTTGGCGTCAACATCAGTCGGCTTCCAGCGGGTGAAGACATCACCGATATGCATCCGTGGAAGATCTGGCAGTTCCAGAGTTCAGAGTTTAACGATGGGTCAGCTCCCCTACAGTTCTTCCAGCCTAACAGCAACGCGCAAGAGCTTATGGCCGTGTTTGAGAAGTTCTCAGAGCGCGCTGACGAAGATACGATGATTCCCAAGTACATGACTGGGGGTCACACTCCGGGAGCCAGCAGAACGTCGTCTGGGCTCTCTATGCTTATCTCTAACGCAGGGAAAGGCATCAAGCAGGTCATCAGTAACATCGACAAGAACGTAATCATACCGGCCATTGAGCGCCTCTACCACGACAACCTGCGCTACAGCGAAGACCCTGACTTGGTTGGTGACGTTAACATCAACGCACGTGGCGCTAACAGCTTGGTTGTTAAAGAAGCAGAAGCGATCCGCCGCAACGAGTTCTTGCAGATGGTGCTCAACAGCCCAGTAGCTCAGCAGATCGTTGGCATGGATGGGGCAGCTGAACTTCTACGAGACGCTGCGCGTAATCTGAATACCAACCCTGACCGCATAGTGCCCGATCGCCATAAGATGAGCATGATTGAGCAACAGCAGATGGTAATCCAGCAGCTTCAACAGCAACTCGCTATGATTACCGGACAGATGGAACAAGGTGGGATGCCGGGTGCTACACAAGGCCCAGCACCTAGAAATATACTGCCCGATGGATCGCAAGTTGGCGGAAGAGAAGGGAATTTTGTCTCTCCCAGACCAAATGGTGCTTGACGGATATATTAGGCACATAGTATAAGTATGAGTAATTTTTTAGGACATAAGCCCGAAAATCAACACGTTAGAGCACTTTATGAGTGTAGAAACGGTAAATTGGTGGAGCTGTTCAAGGCAAAGTTACTAGAAATCCAAGAATCTCTAGTAAAGGCCGGAGAACCAGTCACAATTCACAGGTTGCAGGGAAAGGCTATGTTCATTAAAGAATTTCTGGATGCGGTTGAGAAATCGCCAGAAATATTGGAGCGCTTATAGCGCAGATTGTAATCCGAGCAAACCATTATGTGAGGTGCAGACCCAGTTGGGAGCGCTAAACAGAGCTGGAGCTTAAAGGAGTATTTTATGGCTTTGCCAAAACAAGTAGAAGCGAAAATCAAAGAGGTAGAAGAGTTAGAGAAGCAGTTGAGTGGCCAGAATGAGCAGCTGGAAGAGCCTGAGCAGCCCGTAGTGGAAGAAGCTGAGGAAGCGCCCCAAGAGCCCAAGACAGAGCCCATCGAAGCTGAGGAGCCCGTTGAGAAGGTAGCGGAGCCTGTTGAAGACAAGCCTAATGATCCGGTTGTATCGGAAGCTGAGTACAAGAAGCTAGAGCAGAAGTATAGAACCCTTCAGGGCATGCTCGATAAAGCTAATGCAGACCACAAGTCTGAAATTGGTGAGTTGCGAGCAAAGATTGAAGAGGTTACTTCGGTCAAGGAAGAAAGTACGAAAGCCACCGAGAGACTGGTGACTGACGATGACGAGCGTAACTTCGGAAGCGACCTGATTGATCTTCAGCGCAGAGTAGCCAAAGAAGTTGCCGGTGAGTTTGAGGCACAGTTAAAAGCTCTACAAGCAGAGAACAAGAGGCTCAGTGAGCTTGTTGGAACAACTGAGAGTAGAGTAGCCGAATCATCGTTTACGACACGTTTACACCAGCTTGTCCCTGATTTCGATCAGGTCAACGCAAGCGAGGAATGGGTAGCGTGGCTAGACGAAGTTGATCCGGTTCTTCGTGCCCCAAGACGTACGGTAGCTCAACAAGCGTTTGTATCTGGTGATGCCGAAGGTGTCGCATACTACGTTGATATGTTTAAGAGAAGCATAGCCCCTGTAGAGCAACCCAAGGTAGATACCAAGAAGCAAGAGCTTGAGCGTCAGGTACAGCCTAGCAAAACTGCTAGCAACGCAACGCCTACATCGCAGAAAGGCAAGACGTATTCTACGGCGCAAGTCACGAGTATGTTCAAGAAAGCCGCAATGCATGCAAGCGCTGGTCGCATAGAGGAAGCTAGGAAACTTGAAGCTGAAATTGACGCTGCGTACATGGAAGGCCGTGTCGTAGCTTGATTTAACCAAATCTGTTTAATTTAGGAGGCCGAAATGGCTGCTGTATATCCCGTAACTGGCGACTTCGCCACAAGCCAGAGCTACTCTGGTGCATTCATCCCTACCCTTTGGTCGGGCAAACTGTTGTCAAAGTTCTACCAGAACACCATCTTGTCAGAAATCACCAACACTGACTACGAAGGCGAGCTGAAGAACCAAGGCGACACCGTGCGTATCCGTACTGCACCATCAATCACCATCCAAGACTACACCGCTGGTCAGTCTTTGAGCTACGAAGTTCCTGAGCCTATCTTCCAAGATATGCAGGTTAACAAAGGTAAGTACTTCGGTGTTCAGGTGAACGACGTGTTGGCATACCAGTCAGACATGGATCTTATGAACATGTTTACTGAAGATGCTGCTAAGCAGTTGAAAATCGCGATCGAGAACGAAGTATTCTTCAACTCTTTCGTAACTGAAGGTCCTGCTGCTACTAACGAAGGCGCTACCGCTGGTGCGTTGTCAGCTGCATACAACCTTGGTACTGACGCTGCTCCTGTTGACGGAACTACTACTCCTTCAGCTCTGTTGAACGCTATCTTGGCTATGTCTTCAGCTCTTGACGAGCAGAACATCCCTGAAGATGGACGCTTCTTGGTCATGTCTCCTTACGAGCGCCAGATCTTGATGCAGTCTAACATTGCTCAGGCGTACTTCACTGGTGACAGCGCTAGCATCATCCGCACTGGCAAAATCGGCATGTTGGATCGTTTCTCTGTATACGTTTCTAACTTGTTGCCAAAAGGTGCTGCTGACAAAGCTCTTGTTGCTGGCTTGGCTGATACTTCAACTGGTGCAACTGCTTCTGGCGCTGCTGCTCGTCGTACGATGGTAGCTGGTACTAAGCACGCTGTATCATTTGCTATGACTATCGACAAGACTGAGCCTCTCCGTAACCAGACTGACTTCGGCGACATCGTTCGTGGTCTTGCTGTATACGGACGCAAAGTTGTTAAGCCTGAAGCTCTTGTAGTTGCTCAGGTAGCTTAATAGCTGTACCTTCGAGGGGGCTTCGGCCCCCTTTTACTTAGGAGACTTGCATGAAACCATTAGAACTAATGAAGCGTTTAGGCGGAGAAGCACTGGCTAACAAACTACGAGCTAAAGTTAATGGCAAAATAGTTATTTTGGCTAGATTAGAAGGCGAAGAATACGTATTGACCGACACTGGATTCAATATAGCTGCCAAATTGAACGCCGAAATAAGTACCAAAAAAGAAGAACCAGTAGCTGAAGAAACAACTGGTGAAGAAGTACCTAAAAAGAAAACAGTCACAAGAACTCGCAAAGGTTTAAAATAGCTGATAAAATCTCGGCTAGTGTCTTAGTACGAAGGTTACGCCATGCTTAGCATAGACGAGCTGTTCCCACGGGTTCTTCCGTACGTTCCGGGTTGTTCGGAGCCTTTGGCACGCCAAGCAATATTGGATTCAGCTATCGCGTTTTGTGAAACAACTACCATTCTTAACCAGACACTTGACGCGTTTAACACTGTTTCTGGTCTAGTATCGTACGACCTTGAGTCACCTAACCGTCAGATGAAAGTTGCTCGCATATTATCAGTAACGGTTGATGGTAAAGAGATTCATGGCACGTTCTCTGAAGACGTACCCACATTACCAGATCGCGAAGGTAGACCGACATCTTTCTACACCACGCGTATTGATTCCGAGTTTGTGCTGAATTTGCATCCAGTACCAGACGCAAGTTATTCAGTTATAGTAACTGTGGCTCTTAGCCCTACCATAAACGCTACGTCGCTAGAAAATGACTTAGTTAATGTGTGGAGCGACGCCATTGTAGAGGGCGCTATAGCACGAATTGCTAAGGTGCCAAACCAATCTTTCAGTAGCTTTGATGTAGCTATGCTGTATGACCAATCTTCCGCTAGGAAAACAGCGTTAGTTAAAGCCGAGAGTTACCAAGGAAGAATCCGTGGCGGAACACGGGTTAAGACAAGACCACTTGTGAGGTAAAAAATGAGCTTATCCGCACAATCAATTATCCGTCGTGTAGTGGATACTTTGCAGGATACAACGTCTGTACGTTGGCCTATTCCTGAGCTAGTTCGCTACCTCAACGACGGCCAAAGAGAAGTTATTCTGTATCGCCCTGATGCAACCATTAAGAATGCGTCATTAACTTGCATCGCTGGTCCTAAGCAGTCTTTACCAGCAGATGGAGCCAAGCTAATAGACATCATTCGCAATTCCGGCGCTAACAGCAACAATTCTTCTGTTCGCCTAGTGGCTCGTGAGATATTGGATACCCAAATACCGAATTGGTATAGCCTTGCTGGCGACGATAGTGCAGTACACTATACGTATGACCCACGTGACCCTACAGTTTTTTATGTATACCCACCGGCTACCACTGATACTGTACTAGAAGTTAGCTACTCTGCTTACCCAACTGATGTCACAGAACCAGCTGACGGTAGTGATTACACAGACGTTACCGGTAACTTGGACGTGCCCGATATGTACGGCAATGTAATTATCGACTACATCTTGTACCGAGCGTACACCAAAGATAGTGAGTATGCTGGTAACGCGCAGCGCGCTGTATCACATTACCAAGCATTTGCTAACGCCTTGGGCATCGAAGTACAGGGCACAACTGGCGTAGCGCCTACAGTCTAGGAGTAAACGATGGCGTACATCGAGACAATTAAGCTTGTAACCGGTGATACGCTCCCTGACCTGCGCTTTGAGTTGAAGGACTCTTCACAGGCCGCTGTTGGGGCGCGCTATGACGAAAACGATTCTACTACTTGGGCTCCGCTAGACATAACCGATGCCTCTGTGCGTTTGCGCATAAGAGAAATAGGTAGTGATGTTATTATATCTAACATCCAAGGGGTGCTATCTGATCCAACTAACGGGGCAGTAATATTCCCTTTTACACAAGATTCGTTTACCGCAAGCGGTTTATTTGAAGGAGAAGTAGAGATAACCTTCGCTACTGGCGGTATCCAAACTATGTATGACCTAGTTAAGTTTAAAGTTCGCAGTGATTTTGATTAATGTCATTCAGAGTAACGAGATCAGACCCAAGGGGTACAGTCAGTAAGACTGATGTCGCCGCTGGTGATGTAACTTACACTAGCGGGTCGTTCTCGTCGGAGCATACAGAAGCCACTGCTACCATATCTTTTACGGCGCTAAGCTCATCACTTACGTACGTAAACGCAGCATTTACTTTAGATTACCGAAACATAGTTCCAGTATCTTTAACACTTGGTAATTACCTACTCAAGGAAAACTTATTCGACTCGTCCTTTGTTTCCGAGTTTAGCGTAATTACTACAGGCAAGAACTTCTTTGAGTTGGTTACTGCCGCCGAAGATAATGTAACGTTTGGGGTTGCAAAACCATTGGCAGATGCCTTTAGCGTAGCCGAACAGATAGATGTCGGACTGCAAAAAATACTAGACTTAGATTTAGCCACAGTTTCTGAGTCTATAGATTACTTTAGTATTGGAAAGAATATAAACGAAGATTTGTTGTGGACTGAAACGCTACGATTCGACACGACTAGAGTTCTTGAAGACCAGTTCGCTGCTGATGAAGTTATATCTAAGGGGTTTGCTAGACCTTTATCCGACCAGTTTAGTTATAGTGACTCCCAGATAATTGGTAGCGGCAAAGTATTTTTTGAATATTTGTCTTTTGATGATAGTACTACACTAGCGCACAACAAAGGTCTTTCTGAAACAGCTACGTTTACTGACTTAGGTATTACGTATAGCCTTAGCTATAACATAACTGATGCAATTACTGCGACTGATGACTTCCTTGGTGAGGCTAATCTAGACGATGACCAAACCATGCAGTTCAACAAGAATACGACTAATTTGGTCGGTACAGTCGATAGTTTTAGTAGACAAGTATCATTTGTAAGAGAGTTTATCGACGCCGCCTCGTATAGTGACGTGGCCAACAAAGCATACTTTAAGAACGTAACTGATGTGTCGTTTTTGGCGGATGATCTCGTTTACGTTATGGCGTACAACAAATCGTATTCAGATATCAGTAATGTTAGCGACGCTGCTACTTTAGGCTTCGGCAGGTTCGAACAAGATAATGGTACGTTTAACGATATTAATGTAAAATCAACTGGTAAAGTTAACAGTGACTTGGTGGACATCACCGATGCCGGGTCTCTGTTTTGGCAAGATTATGTAGATAATCCATATTATTTTGCCGGAGATTACGTCGGTGATAGGCAATTATTCTGAGGTCTAAAATGATTAAAGATACTTTGAAACTGAAGGGCGAATTGACTATCGTCGTCAAAGGTAAAGATGGCAAAGTCAAAGAATCCCGAGAAGAGAAAAACTTAGTCGTAAACGCTGGTCTGACGTATATATGCTCTCGTATGGTTGATGCGTCAGCTAACGTTATGTCCCATATGGCTGTTGGATCCGGTACTAACACACCGTCTGCTACAGATACTGACTTGCAGTCTATTTTGGGTAACCGTGAGCCTATTGATAGCTCTACCGCAAGCAGTAACACTGTAACATATGTGTCTTCGTTCGAAGCTGGCGAAGGTACTGGCGCTATCACTGAGGCTGGTATATTTAACGCTGCTGCTACGGGCACTATGCTGTGTCGGACTACTTTCCCAGTAGTCAATAAAGGCGCAGATGACACAATGTCAATTACATGGACAATAACACTAAGCGCAGCTTAATTGCTCTTTTGTCTTTGTAAAACATTTTAAGGTCTAGGAGTCACCATGTCTGATCTAACTTTGCGTAATGTAAAGGGAACGCCACTAACTAACCAAGAAGTGGACGATAACTTTTCAAATCTTAACGCTGACAAATATCAGGCTGGTGACTCCCCTACTTTTGGCGACATTACTGCCGACTCGGTCAACATTACTGGTGGTACCGGAACACAGGGCACGTTGTCTTGGAACTCTGTTGACGGAACACTAGACCTTGACCTTGGCACAGCGACACTACAGGTTGGGCAAGAGGAACATTTTTACGCAAAAGCTACGGAGGCGATAGCAAACGGGGATGTAGTGATGTTTGCTGGCGCTCAAGGCAATCACGTGCTGATCGCAAAAGCCAACCACAGCGCAGTTGGGTTTAAGCCGGAATACATAATGGGTGTAGCCACTCAGGCTTTTGCGAACAACGCTTATGGGTACGTTACAACGTTTGGAAGAGTAAGAGATCTTAATACCTCAGCTCTAGACGAAGGCGACATCTTATACTCTGACCCAAGTAATCCGGGTGCATTAACTACAACTCGCCCTTCTCCTCCAGATCACGTAATCCAAGTGGCGGCAGTACTTAGATCAAACCCCGCCCAAGGCGTTATTCTAGTTCGCCTGACTCACTTTTTAGATACTGATGAAGTAGAAGAAGGCTCTACCAACTTATATTTTACTGACGCTCGCGCTGTTTCAGCTATTCAGGCTGATGCCTCTTGGAACGCGTCTGATTGGGATACGGCTTATGGCTGGGGCGATCATTCTACCCAAGGCTATGCAGCAACAACCTACGTAGACACCTCCGTAGCAAACCTAGTTGACTCTGCCCCTGCAACGCTTGACACGCTAAACGAGCTGGCCGCTGCTCTAGGTGACGACCCCAACTTTGCAACGACTGTAACAAACAGCATAGCAACAAAGCTTCCCCTGTCCGGCGGCACACTAACTGGGAACTTAGGTCTTGGCGATAACGTAAGGGCTACCTTTGGCGATAGTAATGATCTGCAGATTTGGCATGATGGTAGTAATAGTTACGTTAAGGACAGCGGGACAGGCGATTTAAAGCTACAGGGTAATAATTTTACCATTGGAAACACAGCGGATGTAAAATACTTTACCGCAACAAACGGTGGTGCTGTAGAACTTTACCATCAAGGTAATCAAAAACTACAAACCACAACCACAGGTATAGACGTTACTGGCAATGTTGCATTAGCTGACAACGGTAAGGCTATCTTTGGTGCTAGTGATGACCTACAGATTTACCATGATGGCAGTAACTCTGTTATCAAGGACGGCGGCACTGGAAACTTAAACATTCTTGCAGGTCAGTTGAGAATTAAAAATCCAACAGATGCTGAGTCTCTTATTGAAGCAGATGTGAACGGCGAAGTTAGGCTTTACCACGACAACGCAGAAAAACTAACCACCACATCCACAGGCATAGACGTAACAGGCACGATCACGACTGATGGGTTGACTGTTGATGGTGATGGTAGTTTCTCTGGAACAATCCCTCGACTAACACTTTTTGAAACTGACTTTACTGACCAAAATGCACAGTTTCTTCTTCAAACTAAAGAACTACGCCTTGGTTCTGTTACTGATGCTGGAGTTTCATTTACTGATCGATTTAAAGTGAATGTAGCCACAGGAGACATTAGCTTCTACGATGACACGGGGGTTAGTCAATCTTTCTACTGGGACGCTTCTACAGAAGAACTAGGGCTGGGTACTACGAGTCCTGCTGAAAAACTGCATTTATCTATAGACAGTTTGCCGCAAGCGATTTTATTAGAACGCACAGGAACTAGTCCATCTAAAGCCTACATAACTAATGGTGGTAATTTACTTAAGTTTTCGTATGACGCAAATGGGATTACTTTTAATACAGGGTCTACGCCTACAGAGCGTATGCGCATCAATAGCTCTGGCAATGTTGGTATTGGAAACACCGTCCCTAGCTACAGATTGAGCGTTGGAGACGGAACTGCTGATACTCGAGGTGTGTTTGCCTCAAATAATGCGTTTTCTATTGGAGTTTCTAATGCTTCTGGTTTTGCTGGCTGGATTGGTGGCAGCGGTGTTACGGACAATATGGTGTTTAGTAATTCTGGTGGCACAGAACGTATGCGCATCGATGCCTCAGGCAATGTTGGTATTGGTACTTCGAGTCCTGCTGGAAAGCAACACACTGCACTGGCGACTTCTCATGCTTGGGGAGCCGCTTGGAGTTCTGGAACGGCTGTGTTCGGAGGTGCTGGATCAACAAGCGGTGCGCTTGGTATTTCTTACAACGACACTGATGGGGCTGTACTGGGTGCAATCGCCCCCGGAGTTGCATGGAAGCCCGTAGATATTCGCGGTAGCGAGTTTAGTTTTTCAATAGCTGGAACCGAGAAGATGCGCATCGATGCGTCTGGCAATGTTGGTATTGGTACGAGTAGTCCTGCTAATAAGCTAGATGTGACTGGAACAATCGGTGTAGTAAACGTATCGTCTAGTACGGGCACAAATTACGCCAAGGTGCAGGTCAACAATGCTGGCGGGTCGTTCCAGTTTGGTATTGAAAATTCAGCAGGAAGTAATTACGGCGCACCAGCATACTCACGAGTTCTTTGGAATGATGGCGCATATCCAACTGTTTTTTATACCAGCAGTACAGAGCGTATGCGCATCGACAGCTCTGGTCGCATTGTCGCAGCAACGGGGTCGGCATTTGTTTCAAATACCACAACAACTTCAACTTCAAAAACTTTAACAAATGGCGAACAATGTGTTGTAGACACAGCAACACAAACGCTTACGCTTCCGGCAAGCCCAAGCACCGGAGACAACGTAAGTATTTTCGTAGGTGATTTTACAGACACTATTGTTGCGCGTAACGGTTCTAATATTATGGGGCTTGCCGAAGACTTAACAATTGATAGTGCAAATGTAGGCATAAAATTAGTATATGTTGATGCCTCTAACGGATGGAGAATTTTAGTATGAGTACTTTAACAGGTTTAATTGGTGGCGGCGGTGGTGGAGAAGCTCCTCTCGGTGTTGCTGTTATAACAGAATCAACAACTTTTACTGTTGATACCGATGTTGTTGCCATTGTTTATGTTATTGGTGGGGGCGGCGGGGGTGGCGCAGCGGTTGGTAGATCTACTGGCGGTGGCGCTGGCGGTTGCGCTGTAAGCAAACTAACTCTAACTGCTGGAACAACCTATACCGCTACTATTGGTGCTGGAGGTGCTGGAGGAACGCGACAATATAATGGCTCTAATGCTAATGGATCTGCTGGAGGTAATTCATCTTTTTCAGGAAGCGGTATTACTACAATGACAGGCAACGGAGGTGGCGCTGGTTTAGCTGGCGTATCTAGTCCGTTACCTTCTGTTTCTGGAGGGTCGGCTTCTGGAGGAAACATTGCGAACACTACTGGGGGGGCAACTGGAACAGGAACAGTAGGTGGTGTCGATACTAGCTCTGGAGGAAACGTAGGTATATTTTTTACGCCCCCTAATTCAAAAGTAGGGTCTTACCCTAGAGACTATATTTATTATAATCCACTTCCTTTTGAGATTTACATTCAAGATAAAGACGATTACTTCAACGAGGCAACTTGGTCTGGCACTACCCTTTATTATTACTATACAAATCCACAACCAGCGGGAGCAATGGGGACACTAATTACCAAAGACACAACCAGTGATCGAGGAGTAGCAACTTGGTCGGGGGCTTTTACAGGAGGGCTTGGTCTTTATCATGGCAGTGCCGGCACGAATGCTTATTCAATAGCTGGAGGCTCTGCATTAGGAGGCGGTGGTGGCGGTGCATGTTCTTATTATGTGGCTTATGGTGGGAAAGGTGGTGTTGGTGCGGTTATTATTCAAGTATTAAGTGTGGGGTAAACTGTTATGGCTAGATTTGAAATATTAAACGAGGCAGGGGAAGTTGAAAATACTATTATTGCACCGCTTTCTTTTGTAGAGGGAAAATACACAAGTTTCAGGGAAGTAGAAGAGCCAGTAATAGGTCCAATTAAGACAAAAGAAGAAGAAGAAATTGAATGGAGAAACTCAGAGCTTTACCGCACAGACTCGTTAATACTTTTGTCAGACTACCCTTACAAAGAACAACTTACTGTATACCGTCAGGCGTTACGAGACTGGCCTGCTACACCAGATTTTCCAGACACTAGACCAGAGTTAGGAGTTTAGTATGTTTAAACAAGCAAAAGCTATTCGAGCAAAAAGAAACACATTACTTGGCCTGCTGAACCTTAAAGGAAATTAAAATGAACTGGACTATCGCACAACTCGAAAGAAACACAACTGACGGCGGTGTTATCGTAGCGCACTGGCGCGTTACCGCAGTAGACGGTGAATATACTGCATCTGCTTACGGCACTTGCGGATTCACGCCAGACCCTACAGCGGATGACTTTGTGCCTTATGATAATCTAACTGAAGCTGATGTGCTTGCTTGGGTTTGGGATTCTATGGACAAGGACGCTATTGAATCTGGTCTGACTGCACAAATTGATGAGGAAAAAACACCACAGACTGTAGTAGGTGTACCATGGTAAAGAAAGCTTTAAAATCTAAAACAGTCCAGTACGGTATAGCAATTGCAAGTCTATCAGTCTTACAAGGCTTCGTAGGCTTCTTACCAACCAGCCCAGCGATACAAGCTATAATTGGTTGCGGCATTGCATCAGGCATTGTCGTGTTGCGTTTTATAACTACCATGCCGTTAAGTGAGAAATAACGATGGAACAGTCCTTTATCAATATGCTCGCTGGAGCAGTCTCAGTCCTGTTTGGTTGGATACTTAAGACCGTGTGGGACGCTGTCAAAGACCTTCAAAAAGCTGATGACGAGCTAGTTGATAAGGTTAACAAAATTGAGGTCTTAGTTGCTGGTGAGTATGTAAGACGAGAAGATTTTAGAGCTGATATGGATAGGCTGTTTGATAAGCTGGATTCCATAGATAAGAAGCTAGATTTAAAGGCTGACAAATGATTGCAGAGCTTGCCGCATTCAATGCTGCCTACTCAGTAGTTAAAGAGTTTGTAGCAAACGGTAAAGACTTAACCGACTGCTTTGGTTTCATCGGTCAGATGACTACAGCAAAAGAAGACCTTAAGTTACGGCAAGCAAAGAAGAATGGCTTTACCAGTGATGCTGAAGAGTTTGCAGCACTTGAGCAGATTAAACAAGCCGAAGACGAACTCAGAGAGTTGATGCAGTATTACGGTAGAGCTGGCTTGTGGGATGACTTCGTTAAGTTTCAAGCAGAAGCACGCAAGGCTAGACTCTTAGAGCGTAACGAAAGAATTAAAAAGATTAATAAACGCTGGCAATATGCAAGTATTGTTGTTGCGGGCTGTCTTGGACTCATAGGCTCTTACGCTATTTTCGTGATAGCCAGTGCGGTTTTACGGAGTTGATATGTGGCAGTTATTAATCGGCTCGGTAACTGAGCTAGTCGGTGGACACTTCAAGCGCAAATCTGAAGAGAAACAAGCACAGCATGAGCGTAAGCTAGAGGTCATTAAGCACGAGAGCAACTGGGATAACATCCAAGCAACTAATTCAGGTACATCTTGGAAGGATGAGTGGTTTACGTTGTTGTTTTCTGTACCCCTTATCATGGCGTTTGTACCAGAAATGGTACACATTGTTAAAGAAGGCTTTGAAGTCTTAGAAGGTATGCCAGATTGGTACAAAGGATTCTTAGGTGCAGCGGTAGCAGCTAGCTTTGGAATAAGAACACTAAGCAAGTGGGGCGGAAAATGATTAAAAGATCTTATGCACTAGAAGCAACCACAAGTCTTCAGACACTATATACAGTTCCTGAAGGCGCACGAGCTGAGTGGACAATGTTATGGGTTTCAAATACGGCTGGAACTAATGAACGTATAGATGTTACATATTATAATGCTAAAGCTGATACAACACTAACTTTGTTTGACGACTTTTTGATTAATAGTAAAGACTTTTTTACGGTCGGTGGAAACTACCATGAGTTTTTAATTATGGGCGAAGGTGATTACATTCAAGTTAGTGCTACAAAGCCTTGCACATTTATTGCAAGTGTTATTGAATATGACAACCAATTTAAAAATCTGTAAAGGATTATAAACAATGTCTAAGAAACGACAAAATAGAAACACTAAAAAGATGCGACAGGCTGTTAGTTCAAAACGCGCTAGAGCTAAATATAATGTAGGCGGCTATAACCCTAGAGATGGTGTTTATACATTGCCGGATGGAACCACTTATAGAGTTCCCGGAAATCAAAATAATGATAATAATAATTCAGTTCCGGGCGGAACTTCTAAGCGCGAAGCTCCTATAGATCTTCCAAAAGAACGACCAGATCCTGTTATATTACCAAAAGTCGAAGTAAAAGAAGTCGAAGTTGGCCCAGAATCCGAAACAATGCAAATGGATGCAGTAGCTCCAGCAAAACAGGGTACTGCAGCAGCCGCTATAGGTACAGCAAAGACTACTGGCCCTGCGACTTTAGCAGAAACTCCAACTGCTGTTCCAGCTTCAACATACGAAGCGGCTTTAGCTCCGGGCGTAGCTCCGGGAGAAGCTGCTCAAGGAACTGTAAGCGAAGAAGCTATAGCTAAGTTTGTTCCCAAAACATTAACAGAAGCTCCTGAAGCCGCTAAAAGAGATGCCGCCCAAGAACAAGCGGCCTTAGCAACTGCGGCAACTCGTCCAGAAGCTAAAGATTACATGAAGGCTGTAACAACTGATGAGCGTTTTAAAATCATTGAAGCTGAACAACCTGAAGTAGCTACGCGATTAGCACAAACTATTTCAGATCGTGAACGCAAAGAATTAATGGATATTGTTACAGGTGAAGGCGTTAATCTTGATGATATTCCAGAATTTAAATTGGCTGAAAGACGTACTGCTCAAGTTGCAGAAGCTACAACAAAAATTGCACAAGATCTAGGGGATGCCCCAGCTATTGATTTTGAAGGTCGTCAAGCTATTCTTGGAAAGGCTCCGGTTGGCGATGCTTCTCAGATTGGCGGTATTCCAACACTAGCGGCATCTAAAATGCAAGCAGTAACTGG